ATTTGCGCACCTGCATAAGGGCTGTATATCCAGTTAAGTCTACTGGTAAGTTATTTACTTTCCATACTGGAGATAGTTGAAAAGTAGTGCCTCTATAAACTGTTATGTTATATCTACCTGGGTTCACTTATTCTCCTAAACGGTTGTAATGTAAGCGCCGTAGCCAGCGTTTGTTAAAATTGTATATTCAGCATTTGATAAATAATATTCGTGTCCGCCAAGATAAAAGTAATCTGCGTCTGCTGCTTCTTGTACTCCTGGTGTGCGAAGGCGCACTACCGATGTTCCGTAAACTAAAAGACTGTCGTTTCTTGCAATTTTATAGCGATAAAAGAAACGCCCAAAACCAGCAGGACCTTCATCAACTGTTGGTGTTCTTAATAAATACGCCACAAATTACCTTTCATTAATGAGTAGCCCCGCCCTAAAGCGGGGCTAATCGTTTTACTTACTTATCAGGAAGTAACGTTATTGATTGAAGAAGATGATTCAATACGAACCAATGCTGCTTCACGATAACGAGCAAAGCCAAGTACGCCGTACCATCCGATTGGACGGAAACGCATCAACTTGTCCACAATTGGACCGAAGATTACGTGTGGCTCTTCAGCAACTGCTTCAGCAAGTGCTTGCTTACCAGCAACTAAAGTACGGAAGTTCTTAACTCCACCAGTACCGTATACATATGCAGAAGTACCGAAGGTACCTGATGCACCTGATGCACCTGAACCGTCAAATGCGTTGAACATACGTGGAGACTCTACGAACATCGCTCCTTCATAAGTTCCGATTGTGCCTGGCCAGAACTCGGCTGCACCTGTCTCGGAATACTTATGATCGTCACGCCATCCGCCTGAACCAGTCTCAGCACGAAGATCGTGTGAAACTTCTGGGTGGATACCGCACCAGTAGTACTCGCCTTGGCGAGGAACTACTTTGTTAGCACGTAGTTTGGCTACAGCAAGACGGATATCGCGAGACTTGATTACAGAAGTATTCTGTACAAGTGCTTGTGAAGTTCCGTTTGTGTATGAACCAGCGTATGTGCTTACTGGAACTGATGCTGCTGCTGTTGGTTCAGCAATTGCGTTTGTACCGAAGTTCAATTGACGCAATGCTACTGAATCTAGTGAGTCAGCCATATTGAAGGCGATGATGTCAGCAATTGCTGGATCAACGTCTGAAAGTGAGAACAATTCTAACTTGCGGGTAGCAAGAGAAGCGTTACCGTATTCATTAAGTGTTACAGAAACGGTTGTTGTGTTTCCAAGTGCTACTGCATCTGGATCAGTTGTCTCTGTAAGTGGGGTTACTGCTTGTGCTAGATCAGTGTAGATTTGGAAGGCTACTGATGATCCTGGCATTGCCTGTTGTACTGGACGCTTATCTGCGACATCACGGATAAGAGGAACAGCACGAAGTGCAAATTCAACATAACGATCATAAGCGGTCTGTACTAGGGAAGTACCTAGGGACCCGCTACTGGAATCGGTATATGCGTTGGCCATTTATTCACCTCTTTCTTGGGGTGTAATTGTGCTTGGATGGGTTGGTCTACCTACGTCGGTTTAAAGATTGACCAAAGACTAAGACATCTAATTCTTCGCGAGAATTAGTACCATTAATTTTTGCTACTGTATCTGCATCCCTTACAGGAGCATTTGCATTTTGTGTAGCAGCATTAATACGTTGATAACTTGCCTTGGTTGCTTCTTTTTCTTCGTTGGCAGGAGCATCTTCAGGCTTAGCAAAACCAAACACATCGCTGTGTTCGTTTAACCAAGCATCAATTTGCTCTGGAGCTGTGACGTCGCTAGGAATAAACTTAGCGATTTTGTCAGGCACTCCTTTTGAGGCCAATACTTCTTTGAGAGAACGACTGCGTAGATCAGCCTGAATACTTGCCAATTGCTCAACAAGTTCTTTCTTCTCTTTCTCTGCACGCTTTAAAGCCTTGCGGAGATTTGCAGGACCACTGGAATCAGTTTGTGACTGATCCTCTAAGTCCATATCGTCGTTATCATCATCATCATATTGGTTTGCCATTTGGCACTCCCTTTCGTGTTTGTTTGTCGCAGACCGCAAAGTCCTACAGGGGAATAGGGTTTGGCTTCTACTGCCAGATTCTTAATACGCATATGGATACTGGTCGGTCCATACGGAATCTATTTACAGGATACCTGTTTGTTCTACTCCCAAGGTTCCTTTACCTGCTCCTGCTGAGCCAGAGAATCTACCGATTTCAGATGCACCTGCACCGCCAACGTCAGTTGAACCACCAGTAAATGTTGCGGCAGTTAATTTATTACCAACTGAACCAGCATCAATACCTTCCATCTGAGCAAGTCTTTGACGTTCAGCCAAAGTGCCAGCAATTGATTGAAAACCTTTATTTGCTTGTGCTTCACTAACTCCAAGATCAGCATACTGTTCAGCAAGGGTTTTGTTAACACCAACTCCTGCTCTTTCAGCAGCAGCAGCAAACTTAACCGCACTAACTTGTTTTTCAATTAAAGGCAAAGCCTTGTTTGAATCTAACAAGTAAGCAAGTGCGTGGCTCTTATCTAAACCGTAAAGATTTTGCATTTGACTTAAATATGAAGGATCTTTATTTACTAAAATATCTGATGCTAAATTAACACGTCGTGTTGCTTCAGCAGGGGCTACTCCACTGCCAATCCAATTGGCCCAATCTGATTGTGTATCATAAAAACCAGCAGGTAATCCTGCTTGTTTTACTGTTTCGGCAAATTGTTTTTCAACATTTAAATATGTTGCTGGGTCAAATGGGGCTAAACCTAATTTAATACGACCAGCATTACCAGCAAATCGTTTTTGATAAGCAACTGATAGTGGGTCTGTGCTTTTGGGATCTTGTGCAATAAGGCTAATAGTGTCTGAGTCATAACCTTTTTTAACAAGTTCTGAGATTGCAGTTGCTATTTCAGCACCTAATCCGTATGAAGTAAATAGTGATACTAAATTTGTAATAGCATTAACTTGTTTAGAATCATTAACAGTTGAACCAAGATTACGTGTAGTGCCATCTGACATTACTGCAATACGATTGCCGTCAGCATCTGTATAAGTAGAATTTACGGTAGGTGTTGCAGGTCCAGTTGCACCTGTAGGACCAGCACCAGTTCCAGTAGGGCCAACAGCTCCAGTAGGTATTAATGATATGGGTGTTCCAAGTGCAGCTATTTCCGCAGCGGTTAATCCTAGATTATTAGGACCAGATACTTTTTTAGGAACTGTTACTGGTTCTTGAACTACGGTAGGAGTTTTTGGTTGTGGTGCAGTTGATTCTTTTAATGGACGAGTAGCAACAGGTGCAGTAGTAGTTGTTTTAGCAGAAGTACTTATTACCTTAGATGGCGTAACAAGCCCAGCAGTATTAGTTGAAACTGGAGTGTATGAATCTTTAATTGCCATTAACTAGCCAACCCCCAGCTCTTAAGAATTTGTAATCCGACATTATCAATTGATTGACGAGCGTTCTTTGTATATGCCCAACGTGGGTCATTCTTTAACTCTGTTTCAAAATCATATAAAGATTTAGTTCCAACCTTGCCATCAGATTGTGTATAAGATAAAGCGCCGCGAACAGTTGGATCAAACAGGTCAATACCTGTATCTGGAATCTCAAGTATCTTGCTCATTGATTGAATATAAGGATCTGCAATAGTTTTTAGATCAACGCCAGATTTAATGTTTTCTGCAAACTGAGGAAAAGCACTAGCGGCTGATGCGCGGATATTGTTATAAGCAGTATTTTCATCTATTTGTTCTGCAACAATTTTATTTGCATAATCTGTTGCAGCAGCATCTGAAAGATTGATACCGTTTCTACGAGCCAATTCTTTAATACCAACAAAGTATTTACCAGAAGGTCCCTCTGGAATATTGGCTTTGTTAACATCAACTAAGCCACTGGCAATATTCTTTTTAATACTTTCTTCAATTTGCAATAATGGGTCTTGCTTATCGGCAGTTAAAACTTTTCTGCTTACTAAATTGCCATCTCTATATACTTCTTGAACAAATGATTTAGTAGCACCAGTCTTAGGATCAACGTAAGTTGTCTTTGCTTCTGATAGGTATGGGGCTAATTCACTTGGTCTAGCATCTCTACCATAGTACTGACGAAATAACTTATTGATATCTTCCGTGATTTTTGCATCAGTTGGAGTAGTGCTTGACTGTTCAGTGCTAGTATAAGTTCCAGATTTTTTAGCTTTGCCTACAGCAGCGTCTGCTTGCATTTGGTTAAAAAAGGTTCTTTCTGCTGGATCTAAATTAGCAATAATTCCATTTAAACCAGCACCAGGATCAATTACTCCAGCAGGTGCTGGAACAAAAGTACGATCAGTACGTGCTTGTTCTCTTGCGGTTTCTGCATCTAATTTATCAGCCACTATTTAACCGTCCTTGGTGTTAGGTATTTATCGTAAATAAGGTCTTGAGCCAAGAACCTTTCGTATAAATCTTTAAAACCTTGATTTTCATTTTTCATACGATTAACTATTGTATCGTAAAGAAATCTAACATCGCTGTTTGCTTTAGCGTCAATACTTTTAACATCACGTTGCGCTAATGCACTGGCAAATTTAGCGCGTAATTCTAAGTATAAAGCCACAGATTTCCAAGTAGGGTTATCTGCATTTTTCTCTAAAAACTTTTTATCGTTAAGAATTGTTTTAAGTCCTTCAATTGACTTATTAATCTTAGAACCATCTGTGTCTTGATAGTCTAAATACCAAGCAGATGGAGAACCGTCTGGGTTTTTAGCAAGTCTGTTAATAATTATAGTTTTTAAAAACCCAAGATCCTCTGCACCCTTTTGGCTGTATGAAGTAAGACGACGCTCTTTAAGTGCAGCATCTAATACGCTAATATAATTTCCATATTGAATCCAACCTTTTTTAGCCTCATTTTGTTTTTGGGCTTCTATAGGGTCTTTAGTTCCTAGGAATGTTTGCTTGCTTCCAGGTGATACTTTTTCGTTGTATAGCCAGTTGTAAGCAGCTTGTGAAAAATCATAACCAGTTGGGTCATTAGTAATTAATCCAACCATTGCTGGATTGATGTTGTTTAATCTGCCAACTAACGATTTGTTATCTTTAATATTTTGAACCGCTTGGATAGATGAGTTAACGCCAGTTTTATTTTCAGATAGGCTTTGAGCAAACTCAAAGAAATCTGGGTATTCTTTAAAGAATCTTTGGTCTGGTGTTAGTTTTAATCCATTAGCGTCTGTGATGTTTCCTTCACGACGAAACTCGCGATACTTGTCCATATAAAGTCTATAAGGACTGTTAAATTTAGGGGCAAATGGAAGTACCAAGTTAGCAACTAAACGCATACTGTAATAATCTTTTACCATACGATCAACCTGCTCAGCAGTAAGGGCTTTTCTACCCTCATCTTTTGCTTTACGTTGTTCGGTATTCCAGATTACTTGCCAAGTGCGACCATACTCTGCACTGTCCATTTCAGAAGATTGAGTCTGAAGGCGTTTTACCCAAGCAGGTAATATTGGCGCTAAATTATTTTGTGATGTTCCGTATGGTAATGCCCACTTATATGCTTCTGCTAAGTCTGGGCGATCTTTAACCATAGCATTAATTGGAATTGCTACATATGGACCAACTGGGAATATGTCAGAAAATACATTTCCTTCACCTTTGTTGTAAATAACATCCATACCACCTTGAAACATTACATCAAGTGATTGTTTTGGAATACCCATTTGATTTAACGATTCTAGTCCGCTACCAACAAAAGGAATTTTTGTTACACCTTTAGGAAGGCTAACCCAGATAACATCGTTGCCAGTAGTTTTACCTTCTGGAACTACTTTACCATTTTCATCAGTAACTAAACCTTCTCTGTTTGGAGCATTCCAAATTTGATTACCACGGTTAATTAAACCAGGATGAGAAACTGCAAGTTTAGACCAAGTTTTATAAGCATTTTCTTGAGCAGAAAAGAATGGGCTAATATATTTTAATGCTGCAGATAAATTGCTGCGGCGTTCTATATTGTAAAGAATTTCTTTTACATCTTTAAGGGCTACCTTATGAGCAGCAGACATAATGGCTTCTTGTTCAACAGGAAGAACTGTAC